TCGAATTCCTTCAAGATATGCATAATGACTTTCTTGTTGTTGGTGTTGAACTTGCGCACACACTTCTGAACAACAGTATCGTAAGGAACACCATGTTGACCATAGGTGCGATTCGGATCCGCAACTTGCTCGCGGAAGAATTTCTCAAGATCATTCACAACTTCCGTGTTCGGAAGAATGATGTTCTCAAGAACAGCGTCAGGCAACTCATACATGAAGATTTTGCCAGTCTCGTTGACCAATTCCTGCTCGCGCTGACGGAAACTGCGATCAGTTACAGACTGCGGCTCATCGTCATCTTCTTCAGGAGTGTCGCCACCAGAACTGTACTGATTGTCGTCAGAATCTTCTTCATCAGACTCAGTTTGATTCTGTGAATCTTCAGCGTCAGTGCCGTCTGATTCTTCGTCTAGGTCAGAGTCATCGTTACCGTCGATGTCATCTTCATAATCAGAATCATCGTCAGCATCGTCATACTCGCCAGAATCTTCTTGATTCTCTTGACGCTCATTGCGCATCTGCTCTTGAAGGTCTTGCTGATTCTGAACCTTGTTTTGTTCATTCTGCTTCGTGTAGTCGTACACACGTCGAGCAATATCAACAACTTGATCCCATGTTTCAGCAGCCTCAACTTCGCGAACAATCTCGCGTTCAATGTCATTGAATTCAACAATGACATGCGAACCCATCTTGAAGCGCAGGTTGATGCGATCAATCAGATTGAGTTTGCTGAGGTCTTCGAGTTTCTTGATGCCAAAGAAGTCACGCTCATAGAGAGAAGTATAAGCACGCGCAAAAGACTTCGAAAGTCCAGGAAACTTGCGCTTGACCAGTTTCTCAATGCGAGCATCTTCGATGACGTTCAAGAAATCTTTGAATTTCTTTTCCGTCGCAGCAACTTCATTATGCCAACCCTGCTGCGGAGTGTTCAGAGCATGACCAACTTCGTGACCTGTAAGCAAGTCATAGAGATCGCCATCCATGTCCTTCCACACAGGAAGAACCATCGTGCGATTCTTGAGGTCAAAGTATGCGGTCTTGACGTTTTGGTGCGAGACCGTAATATTTTCGCTCGCGAGGAGTTTCGCGAGGATAGACTTGGAGGTCTGTAAGTTAGAATTCATACAACCATTATCCCCTAAAATGGCTGAAATGTAAAGCCGAAAAAACTCTAATTAAATCAATAACTTACGCAGCCTTTATCCTTGCCATCTTTTTCAGGTTGGTTTTTACCTTTCTCTTGGCTTTTTCTAGATTGATTGGGCTGATGCGGTCAGTGTATACGATTCCATCTAAATGGTCAAGTTCATGCTGAATGCAAACTGCAGTCAATCCATCAAATTCTTTCTCAACAAATTGCCCACCGATTGCTTGGAATCTAACTTTGATATGATCTGATCTGCCAATCTTTACATACAATCCTGGATAAGAAAGACAACCTTCTGAAAAATCTGCCTTCGTCTCAGACTTTTCAATAATCTGCGGATTGAACATGACCCATGCTTCTTTGCCCATGTTTATTACACAAATTCTTTTGTTGATACCAACTTGATTTGCTGATAGACCTAACCCACCATAGTGATTCATCGTTTCGGCGAGCGAGTATGCATACAAGTCAGATTGTTTATCAGCATAGTATGAATTAAAATCAAACAACTCTGTTGGTTTGCGCAAAATTGGATCATAGAAATCTACCAATTTTAAAATTTCATACTCAATCAACTTGCCATTCAAATACTTTACCATTCTAGCCATTATTGCACCATTTGTGAGAAGTTTTTAACTTTCGTGAATTTAATTGTATGTTTAAACTTATCAGCAAGCACATCACCCTTGTGCGAAATAACAAAGATATTCGTGCCGTCATTGAACATATTTATCAACTTGAGGAATTCTTCAGTGCCATTAGCATCGAGTGATCCATCAAAGACTTCATCGAAGATGAGAAGATTCGTATTGGCACTGTTTTTCAATTTGGCAACTGCTCGCCAAGTAAATAATAAAGCCAGGTCAATACGCTTCTTCTCACCTTCGCTGAAGTTCTCATAACTAAAGTCATCACGGTGCCTGGACTTGATGGACTCTTTGAATTCCTCATCGATGTTGAAGTTTACAAAGAAGTCCATCGAAGCCAGGTATTTGTTTACTAACTTGTTTATGACTGGTATATATTGTTTAATGATCTTAGATTTAATGCCACCGTCTTTCAACAACTGAGCAACAATATCATACTGCTGCGTCAGTTCAACTGCTTGTTTACGTCGTTCGTTGAATGATTGTAAATCGTTTAGTAGAGTTTTGCTTTGTGCTTTGAACTCATCGCTCATCGCTGGTTTGTTTTCTATCTCTTCAATTTCTTTTTCAAGTTTTGCCACATACTTCCTAATCTGACTGCAAGAAGTATTAATGCGCACGATATCTTGCTCAAGAGACTTGAGTTCTTTTTGAGTTGTTTTGATGGTATTGATTCGCTGTAGAACGGCATTACTTTCTTCCTTCAGTTTGTTTAGACCTTCATTTAGTTCTGTAATTTTACTGTTACATGTATGCACTTTTTCTTCTTTGTTATTGATAGCCTGATCGCAGGTTGGACAAGTCGAATTTACAGAATAGAACTCGATGTCTTTCTCGAGTTTCTGGATATTCCCTTCGATCTTGGCTTCAAGATTGTTTAGTTTGCTAAAACGTTTATTTGTAAACTCTTCATCTTGAATTTCTAAGAGAAGATTGTCAATCTTAGTATTGACTTCTTCGTCTTCGTTAATTAGTTGCAATAAATTATTAGAATTATCTACTACTTCTTGTTTCTTTGCGCTTACAATCTCTTTAGTATTTTTCTTGAGTTCATCTAAATGTTTTTTATGCAGTTCAATCTTTTCTTTTGTGCTATCAATCTGAATCTTTAACTTGGCTGCATCTTCTTTAATCGCAGTCATCTTACTCTTTACGATTGCATTCATAGAACTAAAGATCTGAATATCTAACAGATCTTCAATGACTGCTCGGCGATCGCCAGCAGACAACTGCATAAACGGAGTAAAGTTTGTAGACCCCAGAATAACAATCTGCGTGAATGACTTGTAGTTCATCTTCAGAATCAACTTCTCGAGTTGGTCCTGATAGTCTTTGCTCTTGGCGTCTTGATTGACTAGATCTCCGTCGCAATAAATCTCAAACACATTAGGTTTGATACCGCGAATGATCTTGTAGTTCTTTGACGAGATATTAAATTCAATCTCAACCACGCAATCTTTTTCGTTGATTGAGTTGACTAATTGTGGTTTGTTAACGCTACGAAATGGTTTACCGAACAACGCAAACGTAATTGCATCCAAGAATGTGGATTTACCAGCACCATTTTCGCCAATGATGAGTGTCGTTGCGTTTGTATTGAGGGAAATCTCAGTAAAGAAATTTCCTGTTGATAGGAAATTCTTGTACCGAACTTTTTTAAATAAAATCATGAGTTCTCAGCCGTCATCGCCTCAAAATAGACATCACGAAGTATGCCCTTTATTTTACTTGAATCTACAGGCAATGTCAATCCGTCGACGTACTTGTCCAATATAGAAATTGTATCTTCTGCTTCATCAATCTTTATGTCATCAGGAGCAAGGATTGTATCAGAAAAATCCTCAACAACTGATACATCCATTGGATTTGCTTTTGTTAAACAATCAATCAGTGTATCAAAGATAAAAGAGTTGTTTCGTTTCTCAACTACAATCTTAACTTGTTTGCCTGTGTATTGCGAATAATCTGCTTCGGCAACTTCGTTATACTGCATGTCATCATCATTATACTTAATCTTATGAAACATGCGATATGGGTTAGCAATAAACTCTAGTTCTCTTGTAGTTGTATCGAAGATATGAAATCCTCTTGTATCATTATAATCTGCCCAAGTCATCTCGCCAGGAGTGCCAACATAAGTCACATTACCCTGAGAACTCTTGTGATGAAAATGACCTGAAAGAACAACCTCGTAACGACGCAAGATACTTGGATCCATACCTTCATGGCAGAAGTTGCCACGATCCATTTCGAAACCAGCAAGTTCAAAGTGCCCAAAGCAGACAGAGTTATTGCTATGGTGAATGTAATCGCTAATTTGTTTTTCGTTATCTTTACAAATCCAAGGAATGACATCGATGCCCTGCCATGATGCAGGTTCATTATAAATGAACACGTTGTTCATATATTCTTGAAGAAGCAATTCAGGAGAATTGACCTCAAGAGTGTTACGATAGGTGATATCGTGATTGCCTAGAAGAACATGCAGTTCTAGATTATACCGAGATATTTCATCAAAGAAATACTTACGGCACAAAGCAAGAGACTGAAAAGAAATATACTTCCGACGATCAAATAAGTCACCCAACTGAAAGATGGTGGTAATTCCATTGTTTAACAGATATGGGAAAAATACTTCCTTGTAAAACTTACTATATAGCGCATGAAAAGCAAGAGAGTCGCCTCTCATGCCGAAATGTGTATCACCCAGGATTGCTATCTTCATCTACAAATTTCTCCAAACCAGCTTTCTTGGCTTTCTTTTGTTTGCGCGCATTCTCATAGTTTACAATAAACTCTGAGATATTTTCGTACAATTCAAACTGCCTAAACGTACCATCCTCATTCTCGTTGAGTTCATACTCATCAAGAATACCAGCATTCTCTGTAGATTTGTATTTGACGTATAGTTGTTTCTTTTCTTTCTGAATGCGACGTAAGAATGCATAATATACTATTTGTGTGAAATAAGCAAACGGATTGCTAGATTTTGCTGGATCAAAATTGTCAACGTACATGACGCAGTTTTCAATTGCATCGGCGACCATTTCGTCTCGAAAAGTATATGAAAGAAAGTTTGGTTTGTGTGAAAGATTTTCCGCGATCTTCATAAAACACTCAGCCACATATCTTGGGATTTGTGGCTTTGGTTCGCCGAGTCTCTTTGCTTTTCGTATCGCCGTACGATACTTGGTCATCTCACGAAGAAAATCTTTGTTATTGATATAATGATTTTTTGCCATAAATTAGTGTACTGGTTTGTCCTTTTTGCTTGCTAATGCTTCAAGTATTGATACAACTTTTTGTGCTGTATCAGATACATCCTCTTTAGATTTTACCAACGCAGATTTGCCTCTAGTTTGCACATTGTAGAAGAAATCTGCAATGTGCTCATACTGCTCAACGAAGTCTGCTTTGACAGGTGTAGTGAATGATATTTCCTCGCCAGGGATTTCTATTTCTTGTAAATCTATAACAGCCTGAGGCAAATATTCTTGTAGAGAAAGAATTTGTCGATTCTCTTCAAGATATGTTTCAATATCAATTCTTAATGGCTTTTCGATTACAATGTAATTATCATAATGTGTAACATATCCAACTAAATCGTCAGTGCTCTTTAACCTGACAAATTTTAATTCTGTTTCTGGCATTAGTTTATCCTTACATTAGATGTTGTAAACACGAACTTTTCTTCGCTGTAAATCTTCACTCTTTCTTCATAATGTTTGAGCGTAAAGTTTGTGTAGGGACCATACCTCAAATCGTCAGCAATATCATAAAGAACTGCAGTATCTTTATTGTCACCTAAACGTAGACCGCGACCGATAGACTGTAGACTGCGTATTCTACTCTTTGTCGGAGAGGCGAATATAATATTATGTAGGTTGCGGATGTTCACGCCTGTGGAGAACGTTCCGTAACTCGCTACAATAATCGCATCGTTTTCTTTTTCAGTAATATGCCTTACAGCCTCGCGATCTTCTGCTTCTACGCCACCATGAATAAAAAAGATCTTTCGTTTCTTGTCTTTATTCGTTAGTGATTCAAATAGTATTTTACCGTGTTTCTCGACATAAGTAAATAAAATTAAACTATTGCCTTTTAGATTTAATGCCAAGTCTACGATAAACTGATTTCTTCCTTCGTGCTGCGTCAGAAAGTTCATCTCGTCAGGATAAGTAAATCCTTTGACTGCTTTACAAACTGCTTCTGGATATTTTAGAACAATACACTTGATCTTAAAGTCGGCGAGTTGTTTGCGGTCAATGAGTTCTTTTGTTGTGATGACTTTAAAGACTGGACCGAACAATCCCTCAAGAACAAGTTTGTTAACCTTGCTATCATCAAGTGTACCTGTGGTGCCAACACGCACATCACAGTTGATAAGTTTAGTCATGATTGCTGTCAATGACTTGGCTTTAAATGTATGCGCTTCGTCACCGATGATAAAATCAAACTGCGCAAAGTATTTCTTAGGCATCTCATAGATAGACTGCCATGTAGAAATAATCAAATCTGTTTCTGGAATCTTACTTTCGCCACCATAAATTTTTTGGCAGTGTTTACTTACATCCCAACCATTCTTAGATGAATAGTTTTCAAAGTCACTATACATCTGAGTGACTAGATTAATCGTTGGGACAATTAACAATCCGCGCTTCTTACCTGTGTTCAACAGGTGGCGAATCATCATGTAGATTATAAGCGACTTGCCACTCGCGGTCGGTGATACGAGTACAGTTCTTTTTTTTGTAAGTCCGACGCTAGACGCAAGATACTGATAATCTCTTGGCTCCATCGAAAGCGAGAGAGCAGTTGCAAGGTTCTTCGTGTCGATCGGAAAGACTTCCTTTTCTTCGTCGAATTCATATGAATAATTCCTCTGCTTACAGAACTCTCGAATATAGCGTTCGAGACCTGCATAAATTTGTTTGGTACGGAGATTCAACAGCCTGATTTTGCCGTCCCAATATTTATTGCGGAATGCTGGTGAAAATTGATATCCTGGAGTCGAGAATGTAAAAAATTCTGACATCTCTTGAAGAATACCATCTTCTGCGTTTACTTGCACATAGATGTTATTAAGTTTTTCAACCTTTACATCACACATCAACGAGCACCCTGAATGAACTTCTCCCAGTCCATATATGCGCGCAACTGATAAGTCCTAGCATTTAGTTCTTTCATAACGTTTTCACAAAACTTGGCTGTTTCTTCGTGATAAGATTGCTTGCGCTTGAGTTTGTTTAGATCATCATCTGCGTCAATATATACAGCGATATCTGACTTCAGAGTAAACCGAAACGGTTCCCAACCCAACGAATCAAGTTGTTCTTGGTCCATTTTGCCAGTGTAGTATTCCCACTTGAGTTTTTTGATTCGATTGAACTCAAGAGCACATTTGCGTGCTGACAGATTGTGCAATGACAAGTATTTGTTATACTTGTTGTGTAGCAACGGAATACGAATGATCTCTTTGCCTGGCTCGGTTGAATCAACTTCACTGTCTCTTTCCCATTGTTTGATAATTTCATCTAATGGAGGAGTTTCCATAAACAATCTCGCATAAAAAAGATAGTTTATTATATAAAAATGCTAGATAAAAAGCAACTATATGCAATAGTTTGACTGGTTGGCTGTAAGAGATATAATAGACTATGTCGAAGATGAATGGGTTACTCAAATTCTCTCATAGTTAAAGTATGAGAATCTAAAAGTTGCATCAGCGGTTATGATATTCTCAGCGCTGTCTCCTGAAGCAAACGACAACGAGCCAACAGTTGTAGGGAACAGGTCGACCAATTTTACGCGGAAATTTGGATTGTTTTTGTTTGTATAAATTGTCAGGGTTGCATCTGAGTACACTGCTGGGCGTGTTTGTATTGCGCGAAGATTTGGTGCTGGGTTTGTGCGCGCAAGATTGACATATTCTTCAAAATTTGTAGGGAACGTTGCGCCTCGAATCCAGTCATGTAATTCTGTCCATGCACGCAAGTCTTCGTCAACCAAGAACGTAATATTAAACGTGTCATAGATTGCCTTTTCTCCAGGCAAATATAACTCCACAAATGGCGTTGGCATAGGAATTTCAGTAAGAGAGATTCCTGGAAGATTTGCACTGTTACAAAAGTATGTAACACCTGGAAGTCGCGAGAACGTCACGCGAAACTTTGTGCTTTGTAGCAAATCTGTGTTAATTGGATTTCTATTTAATACAGTCATCGTTATTCCTCTGTATCAAATTATTTAGGTAATAAAAAAGGGGGAGACTTTCGTCTCCCCCCTCAGTCACATTGCCTTATTATTTTTATTAAGTTGGCAAATTATTACTGGTTGATGTTCAACACAGCAAACTTACGGTAGTAGTAGTTCTCGCCTGTTGCGATTGTACCGCTTCCTGAGCCTTGTGCGAATGGATTTGCGACCATGCCGTAGCGAGTCTTGAATCCAACCTTTGGCTGGTAGTTGTCTGGGTCGATAGCACGTACCATCTGTAGAGGAACGTATGGGCAGTAGAACAAGCCAGCGTCATATGGTGAGCTGCCCTTGTATCCGACTACGACATAGTCTGAACTTGCTACAGAATATGGATCAACATAAACCTTAATGCGTCCGAATAGCGTACCTGCGAAGGTATTGCCTGTATCGTCAACAGTTAGGTTGGTGTTGTTTGATAGTGCTGAGTTATAGTCAAGAAGACCTGTCATTGCGAGAGCTGATGCCACATCGGTTGAAACGATGAGGAGATTGCCCTTACCACGACGTGTATCCTTCGCGATCTTGTTGCTTGCGCGTTCGATTGCGAATAGGAGGCTCTTGTACTTTTCTACCTGCCAGCGACCTGATGTATCAGTGTTGCTTGATAGGTTGAATGCTGCTGTTGCAGCTCCTAGGATGCCGACGTTTGCTGTAGCATAGACTGTACGAACAACTTCGCGGTTGATTTCTGCAAGAATTTCTGTTGACAAAAT